CTTGATGCAGCATTGTTCCCTATTTTGAAGGACTTTGCTGATGACTATGAAACAATGAAGTTGTTTGCAAAGATGGTGGAAATCAAAGCACATATTCCTGCTGCAAATGCATCAGGTGAACCAAGTCTTCCAAAGACATTTGGAAAGATGATGAAGGTTGACAGCATCATGAATGCAATCAATGAAGTGGAAGAAGCTGCTGCAATGTTGTTCATTCATGAAAGACATGATATTGATGAAGTTATCAGAATTCATGGTGCAATTTATGGTGTTCCTGTTGATGGTTACAGTGAAAAGGCAGATGAAGAAAACATCAAAATCAATGCAACAATCCTGGATGCACTTGCTGAAAAGATTGACAGTGAAGGTCAGGATTCAGCAGCAGGTTCAGGACAGAAAATTGACTTGGACTAAACCTGCATCCTGACCGATTCCATAATGATATTTCTTCCCTTTGGTACTTCGGATGTGACTGAAAGACACTTGAACTGGACTGAACCAGGTTAAAAAATGTATTTGTGAATATACAAAAATCATTATGGAATCAGAATTCAAGGGGAACAGGTGTTGATGCTTGTTCCCTTTATTTGATGAAAGGATGGTGATGATGTTGGAATGACCAATGAAGAATTAGTTGAACAGATTCAAGCAGGAATCAATGTCAAGGACAACCTTGCAACCTTATATGAACAGAATAAACCATTCATTTATTCTGTCATCAAACCAATGATGAAGTATGCAGACCCTGATGACCTGTTTCAGGAAGCATATTTTGGACTTCATGATGCAGTGTATGCCTACAAACCAGGGGAAGCAAAGTTTTTAACCTATTTACCATGGAAAATCAGAAAGTATTGTATTCACTTTATTGAATCTTTTTCAAATACAAAGCGGATTCCACACAGTAGGCAAATTGAAATCAGAAAATATCAGAAATTCTGTCAGGAATACACCAATGCACATGGAACTGACCCTGATGACAAGACCATCATGAAGGAACTGGAACTGACTGCAAAGAAGTTGGAAAACATCAGAAAAACCATCTATGAACAGAACTGCATCAGCATTCACAAGCCTGTTGCAGGAACAGAAGATGCAGCACTGGAAGACATTCTTGCAGATGATGCAGACATTGCAGCAGAAGTTGAAGACCAGGTGTTTCAGGATGAAATCAAGAAGGTTGTGAATGATGCAGTTGACCAACTTCCATCCAAGCATTCACAGGTGATTCATGCACGATACCTGGAAGATAGTACACAGATTCAGGTTGCAGAAGATATGAATATTTCAAATCAAAGGGTGTCACAGATAGAAAAAGAAGGCTTGCAGAAGTTGCGGAATATGCAGCACTTGCAGGAACTTCATGATGAAATATATGGATATGATTCACATTATGCCTATGGAATGTCAGTAAAATGTGCGGTTGATAATCATACATCATCAACAGAAAGACTTGCATTGAAAAGACTGGAATATGAAGAAGAACATAAAGAAAACCAGGTTGAACTGGATGCTTTATTTGCAGAATTGTTGGAAGGGTAGGTGATAACATGCAGGTTAGAAAATTTTTGAAAGGTTACAAAGGAATAGACAGCAGACTATCAGTCAACAACAGCTTGATTTGTGGATGGAAGGAAACAGCAATGATGTTCCTTGGTGACAGTGACCAGGACAAAAAGAACAGGGAAATCTGCATCACAGAAGCAAGGAAAATCAAAGCTGAATCAGACCAGTTGATGCAGGACATGGAAGAATTGACCAATGCAGTGAAACAGTTGTCACCACTTCAAAGAAAAATATTTGATTTATTCTATGTGCAAAGACTGAATGCACCTGCATGTTGTGATGTCTTGAAATATACAAGAAATCAGTTCTTTTTCAGGAAGGAAGAAATGATTCAGGAATTGGAAAGGATGTTGAATGAAGATGAAACACACAGTGATTTATAAATACTTGGAAGGTGCAGGAATGACAGTGACAAGGGAAATGACCCAGGAAGAACTTGGACAGCTTCTTCTGAAAGCAATAATGCAGATGAAAGATTCTGAAATTGACACAAAACATGGATTTTGCAATGTTATAAGGACACTGACCAACAGTGACAAGTCAGACCAGGAAATCATGCACCTAATTTGGTCAGATTCCACCCTGACAATGAACTGGACAATTTATCAGAATTTCTGCAATTGGGAAAGAGCAAGAAGAAAGGTTGCAAAAGAATATGCAAGGAAGCATCCAGTGATGCACCTGTTGCATAAAGGAAAACAATTCTTGAAAGGGGGTGAATAAGTATGGCAAGTATTTCTGCATCAGTTGAACTTTATGACAGAATGTCTGCACCACTTATGTCCATCATGAATGCAATGAACATGACCATTTCTTCCATGCGTGACATGCAGTCAACAATGGGAACTGACATGGACACTTCTTCCCTGGATGCAACAATTGATGCTGTCAATGAAGCAAATGCAGCGGTTGCAAGGCTGAATGAATCTTTTGACAGAATGGGAACACCAGGCACAGGCGGTTCAGAGCCTACACCAACACCTTCAACTGACCCTGTTCAAGTTCCTGTTGAATGGGTGACAAATGATTTGGATGTCTTTTCCAACAGTGGGATTGACAGATTTGAACAGGAAGTCACAGCAACAAATCAGATGTTGACAACACTTTCTGACAGACAGAATCAGATTGCACAGAATGCAGCAGGAACTGACATCTTTTCAGACAGTGCAATGCAGGACATCAATTCCATGGGTCAAAGAATCCAGGCGGTTCAGCAAAGGATTCAGCAGATTGAAAACAATCCAGTGAACCTTGGAACAGACACTGCAAATGCAGAACTTGAACAATTAAGGTCACAGTTGAATCAGGCATTGCAGGCGCAGGAAGCATTGAATCAGGCGGTTGACAATATGGATGTATCTGCTGCAAATGCTGCATACAACCAGTTGTCAAGCACAGTGGCAAGCACTGAAAGATATATCAGGGATAATGCAGATGCACAAGGAAATTTGAATCAGCAGATTCAGGCAGGTGTGAACACATCAAATGAATTGGTTGATACAGTTAAAAGACTGGCACTTGCATATTTGTCCATGCAAAGTGTTCAGAAGGTTCTTGATGTGTCTGATGAACTGGCAATGACCACAGCAAGATTGAACACCATGAATCAGGCATTCAATGAAATCAATGGAACTGCAACAGAAACAGACACCATTGTGAAACAGATTTATGCATCTGCACAGAATGCAAGGGGTTCTTTTGGTGACATGGCAGCAGTTGTTGCAAAGTTCGGAAACAATGCAAGGGATGCTTTTGCAAGTCAGGATGAAGTTATTGCATTTGCAAACCTGATTCAGAAACAGATGACCATTGCAGGTGCATCCACACAGGAAGCATCAAATGCAATGTTGCAGTTGTCACAGGCTTTGGGTTCAGGTGTGTTGCGTGGTGATGAATTGAATTCCATCTTTGAGCAAGCACCAAACCTGATTCAGTCTATTGCTGATTATCTTGATGTTCCTATTGGAAAAATCAGGGAAATGGCACAGGACGGACAGTTGACAGCGGACACTGTAAAGGCTGCAATCTTTTCCAGTGCAGAAGACATCAATGCAAAATTTGAAGCAATGCCTATGACTTGGGGTCAAGTATGGACTTCATTTCAGAACAGTGCATTGATGGCATTTCAACCAGTCTTGGATAAAGTGAACGAACTTGCAAACAATGACCAGTTCCAGGGATTTGTGGAAAATGCAATTTCAGCACTTGCGACATTGGCGGTGTTTATCCTGGATATTATGAACACCATGTCTGAACTTGGTGGATTCATTGCAGACAACTGGTCTATTATTGAACCGATTGTCCTTGGTGCAGCAACTGCAATGGGAATCTATGCAGCAGCTTTGTTGATTGGAAAGGGAATCATGCTTGCAATGGCAGCAGCACAGGCAATTCACACAGCAATGACATCTGCATGGAGTGTTGCAACATTTGCAGCAACAGTTCAGCAGCAGGGTCTGAATGCAGCACTTGCAGCTTGTCCGATTACCTGGATAATTCTTCTTAT